TGAAAGTTATATTAAAGCAAAAAATTTTGATGCCGTTGGTATTAGTTTAGGAAGAGCAGGCAGCCAACCAGATGGCGAACCTGTTTTCTTACTAACATTTTATGCTAATTCAGATAATGAGTCTTTAATAACAATGGACACACCATCAGGCGTTGAAAGATGTATATTATTTCACTCTTTCAATACTGCATTATTACCTGAAAAACAAGGCACATAGAATTTAACGTTGAAGGTTTGATAATAACCGAACTGGACGTGGTTTCAATACCACCACCTCCACCAACTCTAAACATATCTAAAGGTATGCTTTGAGGGGGTGTAAGGGATCGACAGGCGATTAAAACTTACTGGAGTTAAATGGCTGATACCCTACTATCAAATTATAAATGCTAACGAAAGTTATGCACTTGCTGCCTAGTTAATAGGTAACGGCGTTGGTGGGTACGTGGCAACAGAAACCCACCCTTTACAAACGAGTAAAAATGTGATATAGTGAGGATATATGAATAGTAAAGAGTTTAGTTTAAAAATTGAGAACGTGGTCAAAGAAAAAAAATGTTCTTATATGGACGCCGTAATATTATACTGTGAAGAATTAGAAGTAGATCCAGGCACAGTATCAAATCTTATTTCAAAATCATTAAAAGAAAAAATTAAAGCAGAGGCCATTAATTTAAGAATGGTCAAATATCCGAAGTGTGGTCAATTACCTGTTTAATTTATGTATGGTGGATTTGATGTATTTAAAGTGTATTTGGGAGTTAAGTTACACTTCACAACGGATACATATGATTATATTAAATATGAGGGAAAAGTTAACTGTAAATTAGATACCTTTACAAAAAGAAATGATAGGTATTTTTTTCACAAGTTAAGTAAACAATATGGACAAACTGATATACTTGATTTCTTTGTTGCTAACTTCGCTTCAGATAGCAAGGGATGGATTGGTAATTTGTTACAAAAAGATGGTAGAGATGTTTACTTGGATTTTAAAAAGCGTAAAGAAGCCTTTGCCTATCATTTTAGGGACGATTTGGTACGGATCAATAATGACTTTATGTCTAATAGCCTTTCTTTTGATGATGGTTTTGTATGTGGTAATGGACAACATCCTAGATTGCTACGCTTACTTATTCAAAAAAGAGCGTCACAGCAGACCGTCATTGTGCTTGACCACTTTTTGTCGTTTAGTAAGAATTGGAATAAAAAAATTACCGAGAAAGTTGTATGGCCTAAAATCTCATCTACGCTTACCAGACTAAAACCTTTTATTCGGTTTAATGAAACTGAATGTAAAATGATTATGAAAGATGTTTTTGTAAACAAATGAAAAGAGTATTTTGTATAGGTAATGGTGAGAGTCGCCAGAGTTTAGATTTAAGAAAATTAAGAGAATACGGTAAGATATATGGCTGTAATGCCCTATATAGAGATTTTACACCAGATGTATTAGTTGGTGTAGACCAAGGCATAATGCACGAAATATACCATAGTGGTTATTGTCATAATAATATTTGTTATTTTAGAAACTGGTCAAAAGTACCTGCTGAACTATTTGATAATATGATTAAGGCTGGTGCTACAGATGAAGATTTAAGATTAGCAAGAGAAGAAGGTGCTTTTTACGAAAACAAAAGAACACCTGAAACCAATCAGTTTGTAATGCACGGTTCAAGTGTGGCAGGTGTGGCTCACGTTGTTAGAAAAGATAAATCAAAACATAAAAAATATGTACAACAAAAATCAATTAAGATTTCCTGGATTAAAGATAATGACAAGTCAAATTGTATAAACGATATATTAAAAGATAAAAAAGATCCAGGTTGGGCAGCTGGTCCTATATCAGGCTATATTGCCTGTACTAGAGAACAACCTGATGAAGTCTATCTAATAGGCCACGATTTAAATAGTACAACTGGTAAAGTTAACAATATGTATAAAGGCACACAAAATTATGTATTACCAGAACACGCTCCAACACCTAGTGTGAATTGGGTACAACAATGGAAACAGACATTTTGGGATTTTAATGGTAAAAACAAGAATAAAAGAATACAGTTTTTTAAAGTTAACCCTAATTTAAGGGACATTAATGAAGTCAATGGTCCTGTGAGAGAATGGGACGGTACTGTTACCAACTTACAATATATGGATATGAAACAGTTTTATAAGAACTTTAATCTCAAATGAACATTGACATTTTAGTAAAATTATGATATATTAGGAGAAATATGTTTGATAAAATAATATATAAAATTTGTGACAAGGTAGTTTCTATCTGTGAGTCAATCAAAGGTAGAATTAAGACAACACCACAAAAAGATTGGTTAAAAGGCTATCGTAAGTGGAAAAGTCGTATAAATAATAATGAAGGCGATTAAACAGCCTACACAAATACAACGAATACAAAGCAATAAGGAGAAAATATGGACTTTGAAACATTAAAAAGCTCGTCAAGCAATTTTGACAAGTTAACAAAAGCACTAGAGCAAAATCTTGCTCCAGAAGATCAATCAAATAAAAACAAATACCAAGACGACAGATTTTGGAAACCAGAGTTAGACAAAACTGGTAACGGTTATGCTGTTATTAGATTTCTACCTGCTGTAGAGGGCGAAGACTTACCTTGGCAACGAGTTTGGTCACACGCTTTCCAAGACAAAGGTGGCTGGTACATTGAGAACTCATTAACAACATTAGGTCAAAAAGATCCTGTTAGTGAAGAAAACACAAGATTATGGAATACAGGTGTTGATAGTGATAAAGAGATAGCAAGAAAAAGAAAAAGAAAACTATCTTATTATTCTAACATACTTGTTGTGTCAGACCCTAAACATCCAGAAAATGAAGGTAAAGTATTTTTATTCAAGTTTGGTAAAAAGATATTTGATAAGATTACTGAAGCGATGCAACCAGCATTTGATGATGAGAAACCAATTAACCCATTTGATTTTTGGAAAGGTGCGAACTTTAAACTAAAAATCAGAAAAGTTGATGGTTATTGGAACTATGACAAATCAGAATTTGAAGCTGTGACTCAAGTTGCTGATAGTGATGAAAAGATCAAAGAGTTGTGGAAGAAACAACACGCTCTAAAACCTTTCCTTGACCCTAGTAATTTTAAAACCTATGATGAACTTAAAGAGAAACTGAATAGGGTAATTACGGGTGATCGAAACGCAAGCACCGTTGAGAACGCAAGCCTCCCGCCTCAAACCAACGGTAAAGCGAAAAGCGAAACAGTAAGCTCTAAACCTGAGCTAAGTGATGATGATGACGATACGTTGTCATACTTTAGTAAATTAGCTGAGGAAGAGTAAAATCTCTCTCTAAAACTGAATGCTTTAAGAGGTGGCTAGAAATAGCCACCTCTTTTTTACTTTCCAACGTATAAATATTGTTATGGCCAGTATATTAGACCCATTAGTAGATAAACAAGGTGGTATAAGAAAATCAGCGGCTTGGTACAGATCCAATGTACAATCACTTGCTGATAGAGTTACTGCTAATAAATTAATGAGTCAAGGTAAACTAATAGGTAGACCTAGTGCTGGTCGTTTGAATATGTTTTTTTATGACCCTAAGTTAAAAAAGAAACTACCATATTATGATACCTTTCCACTTGTATTGCCTTTACAATCAATACCTGGTGGATTTATGGGGTTAAACTTTCATTATTTACCTTACTTGTTAAGGTTTAGATTATTAGAAAGATTACAAAAATTTGCTGATGGTGGTATGAAATCTACCACAAAATTTGAAGCAACTTATGATGATGTAAAAGGAATTAATTTAATTAAACCAACAATTAAAAAGTATTTGTATAGTCACGTGAGATCACAGTTTTTAAGAATAGATTTTGATGAAGCAGCGTTGGCTGTTTATTTACCTGTACAACAATTTAGAAAAGCAGGAACAAGTAGAGTGTGGTCAGATAGCAGGAGAATGATCTAATGGCAATTTTAAGAGGCGGAAGAAGAATAGGAAACTTTGATATTAGACTTGGTTTACCAAGAGATAAGTCTTTAGATAATGTTGAAAGTGATCCTAGAATTGGTAGAGAATCAGGTCCATCTGGTGAAAGAATAGTAAATACGGCAGAAGCTAGAATTGCTCAAGCGGCTAAAGGTGCTAAATCAGCAAGAATACAAAGAGGTTCAAATAGAATAATAAACGATAGTAAAAAAACAAGGCCACAAGGAGAAACTGCAATAGGTAGATTTTTAGCGATGGTAGGCCAAGGTGAAGGCTTTGGTTTTACAAATAATTTTATTGTTCAAATTAATTTACCAAATAGTTTAATTTTTGACTCAAATAGTGGTGATACACGAATAGTGAGTCCAAGTGAATTAACTTCATCTACAATGGTAAGAACTGTTAACGCTATGTGTAGTAAGGCAGAATTTCCTAGTAGAGATATAGAATCAACTGAATACGTAACTTACGGTCCTCAAAGAAGAATGCCTACATCATATACTTTTCCTGGTAAAATAGAAATGAGTTTTTATGGTGACAAATATTTAAGACAAAGATCATTTTTTGAAAATTGGCAAAAGGCTATATTTGATGTAGATAGTCACAATATGAATTACTATGATAACTATATTGGTTCAATTGATATTTACCAATTAGGTAATTCAGTTATAGAAAATGAAGCAGGTGGTGAACAGAAAGTAGGTAAACTTAAAACTGCTACACAAATTACATATGCTGTTAGATTGTTTGAAGTTTATCCTGAAACAATTGGTACTGCCTCTTTAGAATATACTACTTCTACAGCAGTACACAATTTACCTATCACATTTGCTTATAGAAATTGGAGAAACTTGACACTTGATGGAATGCCAGGTGTAGGATTTGGTTCAACAGAAAGACCTAATTTTGAAGGTATAGGAGATAATATGAATATAGGTATCGGTGGTGAAGGACAGTTTTTACCAACATCACAAATATATTCAGTTAATCCTCTCGTAGGTAAAAAGAAATCACTTATTAAAAAACCTAGTGGGTTTTTAAGTAAACTACCTCCTGAACTAAGAAGAGCAGGACGTGATGTGGTAAATCAAGTTAAGAGAGGTTTCCCAATCGGTAGAATAACAGGTGGAAGAGTATTTCCACCATTTTTATAATTAAAATAGAAGGAGTAAATTATGGCTTTACCAAAAATTGAAGCGCCAAGATATGAGTTGACACTTCCCTCTAAAGATCAAAAAATAGAATATAGACCTTTTCTAGTAAAAGAAGAAAAAGTTTTATTATTGGCTTTAGAAGATGGTGGACAACAAGCACTTATTCGTGCTGTAAAAGATATTGTAAAATCTTGTACATTTAATACAATTGATGTGGAAAACTCTCCACTATTCGACCTTGAATATGTATTTTTACAAATACGAGCAAAGTCAGTAGGTGAGATTTCAAAATTAAAAGTATTGTGTCCTGATGACAATGAAACTTATGCTGATGTTGAAATTGACTTAACTAAAATAGAGGTTCAAGTTGATGAAGAACATTCAAATGAGATTGTTATTGATAAAGATAAGAAAATAGGAATATTTTTAAGATATCCTAATATTGATGATGTTGAGGAAATTAAAGACTTAACAGCGGCCGATACAAAAGACTTGTTTAATATAATGGCAAGAGGTATTGACACAATATATTATGGTGACAAAACATATACTGGTACTGATTATACAAAAGAGGAAATGAACGAATTTTTAGAAAATTTAGATGCTCAAATATTAAATAAAATTAAGAAATTTTATGATACAGCACCTAAATTGTCGAAAGAAGTTGAAGTTGTAAATCCAAAGACCAATGTTAAAAGTAAGGTAACATTGGAAGGATTATACGATTTTTTCGGATAGCCCTCTCACACGATAGTTTACAAAACTATTTTGAAACTAACTTTGCTTTGATGCAACATCATAAATATTCATTGACGGAGTTAGAAAATATGTTGCCTTGGGAGAGGGAGGTATATATCAATCTGTTGGTCGCTCATCTAAAAGAAGAGCGTGATAGAAGAAAAAGGGAGATGAAGTAATGGAAGAGAGAATCATAGTACCATCTGATAAAAAAGAGGTATCTAAAAAAGTAAATGTGGAATTAGAAGTTGATACATCTGTAAAAGATTTAGGACCTAATCCATATGCTAAATTAATTCATTTAGCAAGAGCGGTAGATAGTTGGAGAATATTTCCTAGAATATTCATAACAACGTACATTTACTTACTATACAAAGTTGTAGTTTGGTATATGAATTTACCTAACCCTACTATGGAACAAAGTGGGCTAGTCAGTATCGTTGTTGGTGCTGGTGCGGCTTGGTTTGGTTTATACACAGGTAGTAGAGCAAAATCAGACGATAAGAAATAATTAAATGCCCGAACAATACGTACTAAAAGACGAACTAGCAAAAGAAGTAGTTAAGTCTATGAAACCTAATTTAGGTGGTAGACGTGTTATGGGTAATAAAGATGGTTTAGATATTGAACTGAAAGAAAATAAAATATTATCTGATTTAAAAGAAAATAGTTTAAAACAAAATAATCATCTACAAAAAATATCTTATTCAATGTCTGCTATGGTAGGTTTTGAAAGAGATAAACAACGTAGAGCTAAAGATCAACAAACAGAATTAACAAGAGAACTAAAAAAATCATTGGCCGCTGGATCAGGTGTTTATGGAGGTGTTGGCGGGTCAAAAACAATAGGTGGTGATGGTGGTTTAGGTATTTTAGGAACAATAGGTAATTTTTTAACAGGTGGCGCTACAGCTGCTGGCGGTATTGGTTTATTAAGTAGATTAAGAGGTTCAAAACTAGGTGGCGGTACTGAAAGAATGTTTGGTGTAAATAAAGGTTATACACCTAGAGCTGCTAAAAAATTAGGTGTAGGTGGTACAGCAAAAACATTAGGAAAAAGAAGTTTGGGAAATTTAGCTAAAATGGGCACAGGTAA